CCTCCTTCAGCACGCCCCAGACGCGTTTGCCGAACGGCAGGAGGTCGGTGCCCCAGCGGTCCGTCAGGGACTCGACCAGGGCCAGCCCACGACCGGACTCGGCGAACTCGTGGGCGTTGCGGCGTTCAGGTCGGGCCTTGGAGTGGTCCACGACCCCGATGTGGACCTGGCCCGGGACCGGGCAGGTGACGGACACCCGGATGAGGCGTCCTCGGGTGTGGCGGGCCGCGTTGGCGACCAGTTCGGTGACTACCAGCGCCGCGTCGTCGCTCAAGCCGTCGAGGTCCCACGCGCACAAGGCGGTACGGACGAGCAGGCGGGCGGCCTCCGTGCTCTCCGCCCTGCACGGCAAGGTCCGGGAGTACGCGGTGTGCCCTGTGGTTCGTACGACGCTGCTCACTGGTATCAGCACCTCGTCGGTCGGCGCAGCGGCGGGAGTGCCCGCCCCTTCGGGCCGTCCGTAAACGGCCTCTGGACGAGTGAACGACGGCTGTGGCCTGCCGAGGAGGAAAAATTGCTCCGCTGTGCAGGAGAGCTGACCGGAAATTTCCGGTGGTTCCCTCCTACTGAGGCGTACCGGATGGCTACTTTGGGTCAGTGGAGCCGAACCGGGACCTCATCGACGCCATGCGGGAGGCGGACCTGAAACAGGCCGAACTGGCCGACGCCGTCAACGACTACTTACGCGATCGGGGCCACGAAGGGACCGTGAGCGACCGGACAGTCCGGCACTGGCTGACCGGAAAAACCCGGTGGCCGCACCCTCGGCAGCGCGAAGCGTTGGAGGCACTATTCGGTACTGCCGCCGAAGCTCTGGGCTTCATCCGACCGGCGGCACGCAGCAGTCCCCCGACCGGACCGGAGCAGCCCGTGTTGCGCCGCACCTTCGTCTCCGCCGCCACCGGCACGACCGCCGCGGTGATCTCCCCCTTCGCCGGAGCCCCTACCCGGGTGGGCACTTCCGATGTCATCAGACTTCGCAGCGGCCTGGACGCCCTGATGGCTCTGGACGACACCCGAGGCGGTCACGAGAGCCTCGAACAGGCAGCGTTGGCCGGGGCGTCCAAGGCGCTCGGTATGCAGCAGCAGGCGGCCTCCCAGCGGATTCGCCTGCGGTTGTTCTCCGTCGCCGCCGACTACACGGCCACCGCCGCCTGGTCCGCTCTGGACGCCCGGCAGTCCGATCGGGCCGAGCAGCACCTCAGCCACGCCCTGTATCTGGCGGGGCTCGCCCAGGACACCGTCGCTGAGATGCGAGTTTGGAACTCCTTCGCCATGCTCGCCCACCAGCGGCAGCACTTCACCCAGGCTGTCGACTCCGCTCAAGCCACCCAGGCCACCGCCGTCACCCGCCGAGACCCCCTGTACGCCTCTCTGGCCCACGCCCGCGCCGCGGTGGGGTACTCCAACCTCGGCGACCGCCAGGCCTCCCTGCGGTCCCTGGGGTACGCACAGGAGGCTCTCGCCAAGGCCGACAAAGCCGAACCCCGCCCGAGCTGGATGGCGTTCTACGGGCCGGCTGAGCTGAACGCCATCACCGCCATCGTCCGGGACCGGATCGGTGACGCCGCCGAGGCCGAAGCCGCCTCGCACCAGGCGCTGTCCTCGATCCCCGAGCAGTTCCGCCGCAACCGAGCCCTGGCCACTGCACGCCTCGCCCTGGCCCAACTGCACCAGCGTGACATCGACCAGGCCTGTGCCACCGCGGCGACTGCCTTCACCACGATGAGCGGGACGCCGATTCCCGGACGGATGCGCTCTCTGCTCGGCGACTACTACCGCGACCTGATCGCTCTGGCGCCCGACGACCCCGTCACGCGAGAGTGGGGAGATCGGTACCGACTCGAATGGAGCCGTGCATGACGACCGCCGCCACCCTCGATCTCCGTCGCTACACGCACGATGACCTCGCGGAGATACGGCAGACGATCCTCGACATCCACGCCGACGCCTACGCGGGCGACATGACGGAGTTCGACGAGAGGTTCCCGTGGTTCGTGGACCACTGGGGCGGCCACCCGGACTTCTCCTGCGTGATCGCCTACTCCGGCGACGAACCGGTGGGCTTCGCCTACGGCGCCCCCGCGAACCCGCAGCGCGAATGGTGGCGCGAGCACCTCGACCCCGCGCCCGAGAAGGACCGCACCTTCTCGTTCTCCGAACTGGCCGTCAGAAAGAAGTACCGGAAGACGGGGGCCGCCGAACGCCTCTCCCGCGCCCTCATGGACGGCCGCGACGAAGACCTGGCCGTGCTCCTTGTCGATGTCGAGCACCCCCGCGTGCAGGCCCTGTACGAGTCCTGGGGCTACCGGAAGGTCGGCGAGCGCCAGCCCTTCCCGGACTCCCCGGTGTACGCCGTCATGCTCACCGAGCTGCCGCTGAGGTAGGGCCTGGGCGTAACGCCCGTCCGTGTTCCCAGGGAGCAGGAGCGGAAATGGCCCCGACCTGCATTAGCGCAGGTCAAGGGCCATTTCAAGAAGGGTGAGTGACGGGACTCGAACCCGATCCTTTGTGCAAGCTTGACCTGGGGAAATGTCCAAAGTGGGACAACTCGGTTGCAGTGGACGTCCTGTCGGTTGCACTCGATGTCGTCCGTGTGGCCACGCGTTTGGCCACGGCCACACGAATCGTGGTCCTGGGAGGAGTCGCGTACGCCACGGCGGCGAATTACCTATCGTATGGACGCAACCACCGACTGCAAGGGGAGGGCTCGTGGCGAAGAGGCCTGCGCCGAAGCACCTGACAATCACCATCGACTTCGATCTTCAGACGGAGGGCTCGACAGTCCAGTACCAGCGGGCCCGTACGGCGTACGAGGCGGCCGTCGAAGCTGCTGTCCGCGAGGCGAGGAAGGTGCTGCCCCCGGACAGCATCAAAGAGATCACCAGCGAGATCGACTGGTCGTACCGCTGGACGCGCGAGGGGGACGTGGTCTTCCGGCGGCCTGATCTCGTCGAGGGCGAAGAAGAGGTCTCGGAGGACGAGGACGAGTTCGAGTTCGAGGACTAGGAGACCGCGAGAGGCCCCGGCCGCCGCGAGGGGGACGCGGTCAGCCGGGGCCTCGATGGCGGTCAGCCGTTACGGGAGCCGTCCTGGGTCGGACGGGGCTCGGTGGAGCAGCCCATCTTGCGGCAGTCCGGGTTCGAGCACGACATGGTGATCACCTCCCTCCGCTGGGAGGAGGTGCTGTCGGGTGCGGGATCGCTCCCAGACGGTGGAGACGAGGTCGCGCAGTTCCGCGTCGAGGTCGCCGTCGATGTCCGGCTTGGCGTGGTAGAGCTGGCTGAGCAGGATGTTCAGCCGCAGCAGGTCCTCGCCGCTGAGCGTCCTGGTCTCCAGGACGGCGGCCAGGTCGTCGAGGACCTCGGTGGTGGGGCCCTCCGCGACCTTGTCGGCGAGGGCGGTCATGTCCAAGACGCGCCGCTGCTTGCTGAGGTCGTGATCGAGGTACTCGGTGATCTGCACGGGGCTCTCCGGGGAGCGTCACGAGTGGTGGGGGAGGGGCCCCGGCTGCCGGGCACACGTCGGACGGCAGCCGGGGCTGTGGCACCGGAGGGGTACGGCAGGGCTGAGCGGCCCTACAGGGGATGCCGGTCCTCCGGTGCCGGTCAGCGGCGCGTCTTCCCGAGGCGGAGGCGCTTCCTGATGGTCAGGGCCCAGCGGCGCCTGGCGCTGGTGGCGCGGGCGGCGCGGCAGTCGTTGACGTCCTTGCACCAGACGATGTGGTCGGGCCCGCGGTCCGTCTCGATCTCGCGGATGATGTAGTCGGTGGTGGTGCGCTCGCACCACCCGCAGGTACGCGCCGTCATGCGGCACCGTCCGCAAGGCGCGGCGGGGCGGACGGACGCCCCACGAACCCGGCTGCGGGCGGTATGAGGCCCTTCTCGCGGACGCAGGGGACGCACGCGTACCTGGCGGTCCCCGGCCCGCTGATCCCCTCCATGGCGCCCATGTGTACGGCGTCGTGCTCGTCGACCCACCCGTGGTGCCAGAGGCAGTACACCCGCGAGGCGGCCTCTGAGGAGACCAGGTCCGCCAACCGCTTCACCACCTCGGCGGGCAGTGGCGGCACGTAGACGTATCCGTCCTCCCCGAAGCTTGCCCACCGGGCGATGCGGCGGAGGCTGCCCTCGTTCATGCCGCAGCGCCGGAGGAGGTCCTGGAGGTCGGCTGCGGCCTGGCGTGCAGGCGTGGTCTGTGCGGATTCCGGGGGAGGTAAGGCCCTCATTGCGCCCCCAACTGGCGTGGCGGTGCCCCGGGCCGGCTACCGCGGGGCCTTGTGCGCCCGCCCCGCAGGCATCGACGAGCGGAACGGGCGCACATCGACGCTAGGAGTGAGGTGTGCACCACGACGAGCGATGTGCACGGATGAACACGTGAGCCACCCGTCCGAGGACGATGGCCTATTGCGCCCTTGACCCGTTGGACCAGCCGGGTCACGGTGGTGTGCATCCGTGCACACCACCGAAGCGGGAGGTAGGCCATGTCACTACAGTTCATCGGCATCGACCCCAGCACCCAGGAAGGCGAGAGCCCTACGGTGTGGGTCGACCAGGACAAGCACGAGTTCGTCTTCCAGGGGTGGAAGCCTGACGGCGAACTCCAGAGGGAATGCGAGGCGTTCGAGGTGCCGGGCCACGCCGTGGGCATCCCGGACCACGAGGCCGTCGTCCGCATCCCCGCCCGTATGGCGTCGATGATCAGGGAGGCGTGCGATGCCCTCGAACGTTCCGACGTGGGCTGAACTCCTCGGATCCGCCCGGCACTCCGCCGTCCACCTGGAGATGCGCGACTCCTACGCCGTCGACAACGAGAAGGGTCCGTTCGCCGACTGGCGGGCCGGTGTCCGCCTGGACCCCGACGACCGCGCCTCCTGGTGGGGCCCCTGGCACACCCTCATCGCCGAGACGGTGGCCCGCGGTGTCGTCGTCCGCCGGGCCCGGATCGTGTCCGAACCGGTCAGCGAGTACATCCGGTTCGAGCACGCGGGGACCTTCAAGAACCTCCTCGCGGGCGAGCAGGTCCGATGGCTGCCCCGGCGGCAGGCCAGCAACATCGCCCTGCCCGGCAACGACTTCTGGCTCATCGACGAGTCCCTGATCCGGTGGAACCACTTCACCGGGGACGGCCGGTCCGGAGGCGGCGAGATCAGCGAGGATCCGGGCGCCGCCAAGCTGTGCGCCACAGCGTTCGAGGACGTCTGGGACCGGGCCGTCCCGCACGACGCGTACACGATCCGCTAGCGCACGGCAGCAAGGCCAGTTCATGCCCCTCTCCCCATCATCCGCTGCGCAGGCCGCGCGCCGTGCCGTCGCACAGCGCCTCCGGGAGATCCGGCTGGACGCCGGGATCAGCGGGACCGAGCTGGCCTTGCGCTGCGGATGGACCCACTCGAAGACGTACCGGATCGAGGGCTCCCGCACCCCGCCGTCCACCGACGACATCCGCCGCTGGTGCGAGGTCTGCGACGCCAGCGACCAGGCGGCCGGGCTCATCGCCCAGTCCCGCAACGCCGAGTCCATGTACGTGGAGTGGCGGCGCAAGCTCCGCGCCGGCCTGGCCCAGTTGCAGCACAGCTACGTCCCGCTGTTCAAGTCCACCCGGCTCTTCCGCGTCTATTCGCCGACCCTCGTCCCCGGCTTGCTCCAGACCGGCGGCTACGCGACGGGGCTGCTGTCCACCATCACCGACTTCCGGGACATCCCCAACGACGTGGCGGCGGCTGTGGCGGCACGCCTGGAGCGCTCGCGGGTCCTCCACGAGCCGGGGCACCACTTCGTGTTCGTCATCGACGAGGCGGCGCTCCGCCACCAGGTCGCCGACGCCGACGCCATGGCCGCCCAGCTCGGGTACCTGCTGACCGCTGGAGCGCTTCCCGCGGTGTCGCTGGGCATCATCCCCATGGCCGCCGCGCCGGGGCCTATGTGGCCCGTGGAGACCTTCCACATGTACGACGACGCGCTGGTCTCCGTGGAACTGCTGTCGGCCCGGGTGACCGTCACGCAGCCTGGGGACATCGAGGTGTACGCGAAGGCGTTCGACCGGCTCCGCCAGATGGCCGTGTACGGGGCGGAGGCGCGGGCTCTGATCGTGGCGGCCATCGAGGCGCTGCGCTGACCTGGAACGCAAAGAAGCCCCCGCTCCTCCGAAGGGGAGCGGGGGCGCGGGCGAAACTGTCAGGCGGCCATGCCGATCTTGTTCGCGAGCCAGTCGAGACCGCGGGTCGTGAAGAACGTCTGCTCGAAGACCTGGTACCCGGACTGGACGAACTTCACCTCGGCGCGGCCCGCCTTGATGTGGTCCTCGTACGGGATGCGGGGGTTCTGGACCTGGAGGAAGTGCACCTTCTCCGAGCGGAGCAGCTCCATGAACTTCGTGCGACCGAGACCCCCGGTCGCCGCGGTCAGCGCCTTCGCCGCGGTCCCCATGTCTATGAGCCCGTCGGAGTTGCAGAACGCGTCCCACTTCCCGGCCTTCGGTTTGGCGACCGCCAACTCCTTCTTCGTCGCCACCAGGTCCCGGGCGGCAGCGACGTACCGTTCGGCGAGGGCGAGGACTCCCTCGGCGCTGGTGACGTCCGTCTCGGGCTGCTGGGCCACCTCCGCCTCGCGGGTCTTCACGGCGAAGTACGTCTTCGCTGCGGCGACCTCGGGCTTGCGGCCGTCTCCGGCGAGGGCGACGTGGTACGCCCCGAAGCGCGTGAGCCGGTAGTCGTTGACTTTCTGCCTGCCCCAGCGCCCTCCGTCGATCACTTTGCGGGCAGTCGCAAAGTGATCCTGGGGCTCCATACCAGACGCCCGCACAGCGTCCATCGCGCGCTGAACAACCTCGTCCATCTGGCGCCACTGTTCATAGCCCATGAGCTTCTGGAGGTCGCGAGCGGACCAGCGCTCCTCGCCGTGGTGGTCCAGATGCATGATCCTGTCGAACGGGCTGGTACCCCCACTGTTCGACGCCGGGTCGGGCAGGCTACGGTTGTCCTCGGTCACGTAGTTCACCGTTCTTTCGTGGCTCATGCCTCCGGCGGCTGTAACCCGCGCGGAGGCATACTTCTGTCCTTCGTCGATTCGCACGTGAAGTCGACCGCAGCAGTTTACTCCCTGTGTATGGCGTCGACGGAAGCGACGAGCCGTCAGTAGCGTAGTGGTGAATGGTGATTACATCTCTGCTGTCTACCTGCGGTGATGCGACCGTTACCGTTCGGTTACCCGATCATCGATCATCGATCATGTAACCCTCTGTTGCATTCTGGGGGTCATGGATGCCCCGGATGATGGCCCGCCAACGCAAAAAAGCGCCCACCCCTCCACGCGGGAGGAGTGGGGCGCTGTGGTGTGTCCTGCCAGAGACCACCAGGAGAACCCGCTCTGCGGGTCGTCAGGGGCCCTCGGAGGGGCGCGGGGTATGCCGGGCCGCCCAGCCCGCCAGGAACGTCGCGAGGGGCGGAGAGGCCATCGTGAGGACGCCCTGGAGCCATCCGGGCAGCGGGGCCAGGAGAGCGGCGTTGCCGGGGATCTCGTTGAGCAGGGTGACGGCCAGGCTGACGCCGGTGGCGGCGAGCGTGGAAGCGATGACCTTGGCCTCCACCGCCCACGGATTGGCGGCCATCAGCCCTGCTCCTTCGAGGAGACGGCCGTGATAAGGGCCGCGGCGAGCTTCGTGTAGTCGATCTCGGTGACGGGGGCCGACTCCTGCTGCTTGACCATGCGGTAGATCTCCTGCACGTACGAGGAGAGCGCCCAGTCCACGGTCCGGTCGTCGGGCGAGTGCATGCCCGCAGCGCCCGTCACCACCTGACGCGCGATCTTCCGCGCGTCGTCGTTGCTGATGCCCATGTCGTCCTCCTTCGGCGCCGGTGACGCCTTGGCGGCGCCCCAGGCGCCGGGCTTGGCCGCGAGGCACGCGGCCACGTCGGCCCTGAACTCGGTCATGTCGAAGCTCGGGTCGGACTTCCAGTCCGACCACTCCTTGTGGCCGATCACAGACCGCTCTGACCAGCCGTGGTGGCGGCAGATCGCCGCCGCCCACCGCACCGCGGCCTCGTACTGCGCGGCCGGGTACGGGTCCTTGGAGGTGCCCAGGTTGCTGATCTCCAGGCCGTAGAAGTGGGCGTTGCCGTCCATAGCGCCCGAGGAGCCCTCGTGGTGGTGCGTGGTCGGCAGGGGCGTCCTCTCGGCCACCACGGCCGACAGGACGGCTGCGTCACCGCCTCCGGCGTGGTTGGCCCGGCCGTTGGCCGTCAGCGTGACCGTGCCGTCCTTGGCGAGGTAGCCGTGGGCCAGGGGACCGGGCAGGTCGGAGCGGCCGTTCCAGACCACGCTGCCGTCGCCAGGCGCCGACCCGGCGGTGTGGTGGATCATGACGCCGTTGAGGGGCCCCCAGCCGCCGTGCCCGGCGCGGTTGTGGGTCCTCCACCCGGAATGCTCGAAGACCTTCACGCCCTCGGCCTTCAGCGCGGCCAGGAGCTGGTCCGGTGATATCGGGGCGGCCATCAGGCGCCCTGCTCCACCCTGGCGCGTACCAGGGCGTCCTTGGCCTCCAGGAGCTTGCGGAGACCGGCGGTCAGCTCGGGGCCGGAGAGCTTCGCCGTCATCTCCTGGGCCAGCTCGCAGATCGGCCGGCTGACCTCCTGGAGGTGCTCGGGGAGGTGGTCGTACGTGAAGTGCCGCAGGATGGCGGCGGTGCTGGGGTGCTGCTCGTTCATGGGTACCTCGGTGGTTCAGTGCTCTGGCGGGATCGGAAGGTCGTCGCGGGGCGCAGCGAGCACCCGGCGCCGGAAGCGCAGGAAGACGACGAGGAGCAGGGCCTGCCAGGCGACGACGGCCGCCAGGAGGCCGAGGGAGACCGCGGAGTCGAGCGGCCCGTGGGAGGGGCCGGGACCGTCGCGGATGACCGTGAGGATCAGGGCGCGGCCCAGGTAGAGCATCGGCAGGACCGCGCAGCCGGAGACGAGCACCGACTGGGGACGCCTCCACTGCCGGGGGCGGTGGAGCAGCAGAAAGGCCCCGGAGAGTCCGAGGCCCATGCCGTACAGGGCGTAGAGGAGCAGGGAGGTCATCGGGCCTCCCGCCGCTGGTAGAAGACCGACTCCAACCACGAGTCGAAGTGGTTCGAGAGGTTGTGCTCCCTGATCTGGGCCCGGAGCTGCTGGGCCTCTTGGAGGTCTGCCGTCACCTTTGCCAGATCGCGGTCTGCTCGCAGGAGGGAGGCGTCAGTGTCCCTGCGGGCCTCCTCCAGAGCCGAGCGGCGCGGAATCTTGGGAAGGCGCATAGGTCACTCCTGGTCGGTTTCCTCCGTGTCCGAGTTCGTGCAGCAGCGTCAGGAGGGTGCTCGCCTGCTCCCGGGCCGCGTCGCCCTGCTGGACGGCCCGGTCGAGGGCCTCGCGGGTCTTGTCGTGCGCCTCCTGCTCCTTGGCGAGCTGCTCCCGCCACATGTCCACTGTGGTCTTCGGGACGATCAGCCCGAGGAGGAAGAGCAGCACGACGATCCCGCCGGGGCCCCAGGTGAGCAGCTTGTCGAGGACGTCGCTGGAGGACTCGTCGCTCGCCACCGCGAGGAAGGTCGTGAAGGCGTTGATCAACTGGTCCCCTCACCATGTCGTCGATGGGTCATGCGGTCGGCATGAACGCGATCCAGTGGACGGGGATGTTCGTCCACGTGTCCGCTCCCTCGGCGAGGTCCGTCAGCAGCACGAAGAGGGTGAAACCCGTCGCCGTGATGGTGATCGGGCGGGCCTCCCACCGCCCGGTCACCCCGGAGCCGGACACGATCTCGCAGCTCATGATCGGCGGAGTCGGGAAGGGCTCCGGAAATACGACCGGCATGGTGAAATTCGTGACGTTGGTGAACGAGACCAACGCGAGACCGGCCTGGTAGTCCTTGGCGTTGAGGCGCTCGTCCGTGATCTTCATTCCCGGGCGCCACACAGTGGCGGGTACGGTCATCGCATTCCTCTCTACAGGGCCACGACGGCCGGGTTCGCCAGGTTCAGGCTCTCGCCCGCCGGGTGAGCCTTGACGACGCCGTTGACCGACCGCACCACGTCGAAGGCCTGCGGGCTGGTATCGCCGGTGACGCCGGTCAGGGTCATGACCTCACCGCCCACCCAGATGTCGCACGGGTACTCGTCGGCGTCCGTCGTCCAGGTCAGGCCGGCCGTGACGTTGACGCTGAGCGTCGTGGCGGTCGCGTCCACCGCCTCGGCCAGCTCGGACCCTGCGGTATCGCAGTGCTGGGGCGCCTCCGCGTCGAGGACACCGATGCCCAACCACGGTTGGCCGGGCGTGCAGTTGGCGGTCACGGTCCACGTGCTGGGCGAGTACGTCTCCGTGTAGCCCTGCATCAATGCCCGCACTGCATCGGACGGGTGCTGCGGCGGCAGGTGCACGACCTCGATCAGGTCACCGGAGTCCGCCTGTAGCCACGCGTCGGCGAACTGGGGTGTGGCGGCGAGATCGAGGGTGATCTGTGGATACCGCATTCCGGGCGCAGTACCCAGGTGCAAAGCCCACGATGCGATGCCTGCGAGCTGTGCGTCGCTCCGCGGGTTGACATCCAGCTGGCCAGGCCGCACCCCGGCACGGGCAATGCTTGCCGTGTCCTCGACGATCGCTGACGACCCGCCGGACCTGGTGGCGGTGATCTGGTTCCGCAGCGATTCGTCGGACGCTGTCGGAGCGAAGGGGTTCGCGATCTCCCCCGCCCTCGCGTCCAGGGTGAGCGCTGACGGCTGGTTGTAGAACGAACCGAGGGTGCGGTACTTGAGGCCGAGGCGGTCCCGCTGCTCGCTCAGCACACCCCCGTCTGTGTCCGCGCATTCCTGGAGCAGATCGAGGAGCGTATTCGTTCCCTGCGGCCCCATGGGCGCCGTAGCCGCGACATCGCCTGTCGCCAGCAGCGGTACGCCCTCCTCCGCGCACAGGCGGATCATCCGCTCGGCGGCCAGCTCCCCGTCGAATCCGCTGTCGCAGCCCGCGTACACGGTGACAGCCGGTGAGTCGTACGAGGTGCCCCCGAGGTCGAAGGCACCCACATGCCCGATCGCCATGCCCTCGAAATCCGCGCCCCATGACCCATGGATGGACCTCAGCGCACCAGCTGTACCGGTGTATGTGGTGCGCGCGTACCACCAGGTGTCGGCCACAACGTCCCGCCACGCCACCGTGACTGTCGTGTCGTCACCGTCCGGTGCGCTGAAGATTTGCAGCCGGTTCCACTTGCCGACGAATCCCGCGATGGCATCGGCGTCATCGAAGAGGAAGTGCGCGACGACATCGCCGTCAGCATCCAGGAGTTGCACGTGGACTCCGGCGGTCGACACACGGGCGAGGGCCTGGACGACCCCGCCGACCCCGGCTGCCAGTTGCAGGGTGAGCAGGGTCTGCTCGGTCGTCGGCATGGAGCCGAGCCTGTAGACCATCTCGACATGCCATCCGCCCGGCGTCGCACTCGGCACTGCGGCAGTCAGGGCTGCCGCCTCCCCCAGCGTGGGTAGCGGGGCTGCGCCGGGCATGGTGTCGTCCGCCGCCCAGGTGACCCCGGTCAGCCGGGCCGGAGCGCCGCCGGGCAGCCCGGACGCTGCCTGGCTGCTGTCGGCGCCGTCCTCCAACGGCCAGTACCCGCGCAAATGGGCCGCGGACGGAACACGGCGCCGCAATGTGCTGGCGAGCGCGGGCTGGCCCGTGCTGAGGCGCTGGAGCAACCCGGACGCCTGCACCGCCACCTGCGCCACACCGGGGTTACCCGTGTCGGGGTTGGACAGGTCGCCGTACGGCCAGTCCGGCGCCCACCCGGTCACGGCCGCCGTGATGCGCGGGTACCACCGCGTCGCGCCAGCAGGCTCCGTCACCGTCCACGTGCGGCCCTGGGCGCCGGTGAAGGACGTGGCGCCCTCGGTGATGTCGGCCGCTGAGACACGGGCAACGACGGTACCGCCGATGCCGTCCCGCACTTCCAGGCCGTGGAGGCGCCCCACAGGCGGCACAGCGCCGATCTGCGCGGGGTACTCGACGTGCCCCGCCTGCACGGGCGCGGTAGAGGTCACCAGCGCGGACGCGAGGCTGTAGGTCTGCCCGTCCCCCAGAGCCTCCCACTCGCCGTCCAGGGTGGGGGCGGTCCAGAAGTAGGCGGTGAAGCCGCTGTTGTCGTTGTCGACATCAACGGCGGCGCGGACGGCCAGGCGCCCGGTAGGGGGCACCACCAGGTTGGCCTCGCAGGCGACTGTGACCACGCTGGTCGGCGACTCGCGCCAGACCACGTACGGTGCCCCACCGGCCTGGATGCCGATCTCCCAGGATTGGTTGCTTCCTGTGCCGGTGCCCTTGTTCATCAGAGGGATGTGCTGGCCGGGGGTGTGCCACTGCGTGAGCGTCACGTCCACCCGCAGGTCGAAGTCCCCGGTGATGCCGAGGCCCTCCCCGTCCGGGGTGCTGACGCGGGCCCCCGTGCCGGGCAGGCCGATGAACGTGCTGGTGCCGCGGAGGGACTCCTGAAGGGGCACCCCGACGACGACGTGCGGGTAGTGGGCGCCGGTCGCCAGCTCGGGGGTGTAGTCCCCACTGGTGTTGTCGAGGACCATGCTGATGGTGCCGGGGGTGACCGCACCGGCCTCGGCCTGACGGCCGCGGGTGATGCCGATCGACTGCGGCGGCACGTCGTCGGTGACGTCCGTCCACTCCCACGTGCCCGGGTCTGCCGTCAGGTCCGCGCCGAAAGCGAACTGCGCGCGGTGCTCCAGAGGGTCATCGGGGAAGGCCATGTCACCCCGTTCCTGTGCCGAAGAACCGTTGTGCGGACCCACCGGCCTCGTTCCGTACGGCTTCCCGCAGCCACTGCACGAGGTAGCGGTTCAGGCCGTCTCCGCGAATGACGATCGGCTGCGGCGGCCGTTCCGATTCGACCTGGATCACCACGGGATTCACCCTGGGGATCAGGTCCGTCGCTCCGGGCACCGCGACTACCGCAGGAGCCGACGGCACGACGCCGCCAGCGGCGAAACTGCCCCCGAGGATCCCGCCGTCCTTGAAGCCCATGGCCCGCCGGACGGCCGTCACGCCCTGCGTGCGGGACAGCGCGTTCATCGCGTTGACGAATGCCGGGCCGACCGCCCGGGTCCACTCGGGTCGCATGACGGCCTCGCCTCCCGAGAGGTTCAGCCGGCCGCCCGTCGGGCTGGAGAAGTGGTGGACGTCCCTCCCCGGGGTGTAGCCGGGGATGATGCCGCCGGTGGCGTAGTTGCCGCCCTCATGGAAGACGACCGTGCCCTTGCCGCCGACCACGGAGTACGTGGCGACGATGTCGAGGCTCTTGCCGGTCATCTTGTCGATGCGGGCCTGGGCGTCGCGTACGACGTCCTTGAGCTGCTGCTCGTTGGCCTTGATCGCTGTGGTCTTGCTCTTGGGCAGCGACTTGATCTCCGCCTTGGCCGACTTGATCTTGGCCTGGAGGTCCTGGACGTCGCCCTTCAGCCGGGCCGTCTTGTCCGGCGTCTTGAGGATCTGGTCGGCGAGGCGCTTCGCCTCGGCAGTGGTCAGACCCATCTGCGTTGCGGACCTGATCAGGGCCTGGCGGCCCCTCTCATAGATCCCGTTGACGGTGCCCCAGGAGGCGCCGTTTTCCCGGGCTGCCGCGGCAGCCGCGTCGGTCTTCGCGGCCAGGTCGTTGAGCGGACCGAACGCCTCGCGGGCCTTCTGGCTGTTGAGGTTGAGCTGCCCGTTGACCATGTGCAGCGCGGTGTGGTGGCCCTTGACGGCCTTGGTCGCGTCGTCGATGGCCTGCTCGAAGTCGGAGTCCGCGCCCAGCGCCGAGCGGTAGGTGTCGTTCAGCGCCTGGATGGCGCCGCGCAGGCCGTCCGCGGAGGCCTTCTGCGTGTCGAGCTTCTTCTGCACGGTCTGGGCCTGCTTGCCGAACAAGCCCATCGAGTCCGCAGCCAGGTCCTGGGCGAACTTGGCGTCCTCCACCGCGGATTTGTAGTCGTCGAGCTTCTTGGTGAAGTCGTCGGCCGGGTAGCCGGCCGCCTTCCACTTCTTCGACATGCGGTCCACGGCGGCGGCAGCCAGGTCGGCGTTCCCGTTCTTCACCAGGTCCGCGAGGCTGTCGTCAAAGTCGTTGATCTTGTCTTTGGCCTTCTCGATGGGCCCCTTGCCGAACAAGCCGAACCCGGAGCTGACCTTGTCCAGCCCCTGGACGATGGAGTTGTTCGTGAGGCCCTTGTTCATGTACGCGAAGGCATCGGTAAGCCCGTCGAGGTCGTCCCCGTACACCCGGACCAGCTCGCCGCTGGCCTTGCCCGTCCGGCCCAGCTGCCCGACAGCGGTGGACATCTTGTCGATGTCCGGGGCGGCCTTCCCCGCGCCTTGGAGGCTCTTGATGGCGTAGGCGACACCGGCGATGACCGCGATGGCCCCGGCGACCTTGGTGCCCGTCGACAGGGTGGCCAGCGCCGTACGGACGCCGCGGATGCCGCCACCGGCCGCGGTGGAGGCGCCGCGCAGCGCGGTCAGCCGGGCGGAGAGGGTCTGCACCCGCCCCGACACGGTGGTGATGCCCGAGGAGGTCAGCTTGATCAGCTTGAAGGCGGTGTACAGCTCCAGGGCCCTGGCCACCGCACTGGGCGGCAGGGCGGCTGCCAGCTTCGCCACGGCATCGACGAGGGTGAGCATCCCCGGCCCCGCTTCAGCAGCGCCCTGGAGGATGTTCGACACGGCCTGGGCGATGTCCTTCAGGGTCTCCCTAACCTTGGGGCCCTGTGCCTCGGCGTACGCGATGAACTGGGTGACAGCGCCGTCCGCCTTGCCCTCGCTGACGACGCGGGCGAAGTGCACGACGTCATCGACGCCGTGCTTCAGGGCACCGTTGGCGAAGGTCGTGAAGCGCGAGAACAGGCCGTCGAACGCCCCGGAGTTCACACCCCCGGCGAGGAGGGTGATCAGGCGGTCGAACTGCTGCGAGGTCCCCTTGACCAGCGGGGTGGTCTTCGGCAGGAGCGCGTCGACAACGGCCAGGCCGTGCTCGACGGGCACCATCGTGAACTTCGCCAGGCCGTCGGACCAGCTCTTGAAGTCCGACTTGAGGCCGAGGAAGGCCACTCCGGCGCGCTGGGTGGCCTTCGGCATGCCGTCGAGGGTCCGGATGACCGCGTTCTGTGCCTCGGCGGCCTGCGTCGAGGTCTTGCCGTACTGGGTTGCCGCGGCCGACGCCTTGTCCTGGGCGGCGGACAGGTCCGCAAACATGCCGATCTGGGGCGCCACGGCAAGCCCGAGGACCCCGGCCGACACGGCGACGGCACCCATGGACGCGGCGACCGACCCCAGGTACGCGGCGACCGGGATGAGGGCGGGCGCCAAGGACACCAGGGAGCCGAGCCCTGCTTCCGCCCCACCGGCCCCGGCGGCACCCACGGGGGCGCTGACGTGCGGCGTGATCTGGACGGTCCGGTCCCGGGTGAGCCGCGCCAACCCCGCTTCCGCGGCCCCCACCTCGGCATCGGCGACCACACGGGTCCGCCGCTCCCGGGCCAGCAGCGCGAGGTCGTCGGCCGCCACGCGGGTGTCCGCGCTCGCGGTGAAGTAGACCATGCGGTCCCGGGCGAGTCGGTCCAGGTCCCTGGAGACCGCCTGGTACGCGGACGTCTTGATCTTCGGGACGATGCTGACGTCGACACTGCTCTGCACCTGCTGGAGCTGCGTGCGCAACCGCTGGGCGAATCCGGTGGTCGTCGGGCTGAGGGCGACCTGCGCGGAGGCCACGGTGGTGGGCATGGGCACCCCCCCCGCCGTGTCGTCAGCCGCTACGGGCCCTCAGCCGGTCGTTGAAGGAGGCGAGGTCCCCCTGCTCCGGGGAGGGGCTGCGGGGCCGGTAGCGGGCCATCTGGGCCAAGAGCTGCGCCCGTTGCCCGGTCGTCTCGTTCGGGGGGCGGTCCAGGTCGGGTCCGGAGACCGTGGGGAGGTCGGGCGCCTTGCCCTTCAGCCGGCCCGCCGCCCACTGGATGCGGATCAGGAGCCCCAGCAGGTTCGCGATGAAGGCGAGCAGGTAGCTCTCCTGGCTCCACCGGCGCCCCTCCCGGTCACCGGCCAGTGCGGCCTTGGTGGCGGAGTCCTCGGGCAGGGCATCGACGAAGTCCCGCAGCTCCGTCCACGACATCGTCCCCTCTCCCCACTCGTTGGCGTGGAACTCGTTGAGGGACCGTCCCGGGTAGTACCGGGCGATGTCCGCCCGCAGCTTGCCGGGGTGCTCGCTCAGGACTCCGAGGAGCCAGCGGATTCCCCCAGGCCCGGCTCACCGTCCCCGCCGCTCATCGCGTCGTAGAGGTCGGACATGTCGCTGAGGGTGAAGCCGGCCTTCACGAGGCGGCCGTACTGCTCCTCGCCCATCAGCTCGGCGAGGACGGTCATGTCGTCCTTGCCGTCGGTGAAGGCCCCGAGCGGCCAGTACGGGCGGCGCAGCACCCGGAACGCCTCGGGCTTGCTGGCGCCCTCGGGGGTCAGCTTGAACTCCAGGAACTTCTCGCCCCGGGCCTCGCGGTGCTGGGCACGCAGGGCGTTGAAGTCGAGGACCTTGCTCGGGGCTTCCGTCTTCGGCATGGGTGGGTCTCCTTGCGGGTGCGGTGGGTCGGGAAGGTGCGGCGGCCGGGGAGGACCCACGACTCCCCGGCCACCGGTCAGTGGCCGGCTCAGGCGGGCAGCGAGACTCCGCCGAACATGCGCTGGATGGAGGAGGCGCCGCTCGGGGCGGTGAGCGCGGTGAACGTGAGGTCGTAGCCCACCGGGGTGTCGTCCTTGTACGCGAGGTCGCCCTTGGCGGTGACCTCCGCGCGGGCGGCCACGAAGCGGCAGTGCCGGTCGCCGTCGAGGACGTCGAAGCCCAGTGCGACCTCGTACGGGTCGGTGGTGTCCGGGTCGCTGAAGGCGAGGAACTGGGTGTCGCCGGTGCCGGAGGAGACCATGTCGCCGACCGGGACGCTGTAGTACAGGCCCAGCGCGTTGGCCGTGATGTTGATCAGGACGACCTTGTACGTGCTGGTGCGCTGGGTGACCTGGGACCGGACCGGGGTGTTGGAGCCCCACTTCATGATCTGGGTGCGCTCCTCGCCGAGAGACTCCACCAGGCCGTCCTGGCTGACGTCCCCGAGGTTGGACCAGCCGTCGCCCCAGTCGTCGAAGGGCGTGGTCGGGGCGGTGGTGCCGACGGGCGCGATGTACGCGAAGCCGCCCACACCGAGCATCACGGGCTCAATGGCCATGCTGTTCTCCTGTGGTGATGGCCCAGCGAAGATGGGCATGGGGAGCCCTCCGGGCCGTGGATAGCCCGGGTGCCGGGCGGTGGGGTGGTGTGGGTCAGAGCGAGCGGACCGTCAGCCCGGCGATCCAGCCGATCCGGACGACGCCGGTGTTCGGCTCCTCGGGCCGTACTCCGGGGCCGACTTCCTCCCAGACGCGGGAGACGGTGCCCTGGGGCCGTACGGCGCCCTTGAGGCCCTCCAGGGCCAGCCGGACGGTGCCGACCGTCTCGTTGGCCTCCTGCCGGGACGCGGCGTAGACGTCCACGGAGAAGCGGGCGTTGTCGACGACGTACCGGCCGTTCCAGGTCGGGAGGGACCGGGGGCCGCCCGTACGGATGATCTGCACCAGCGGCAGGCGGTCGGTGAACGCCGTCCCGTCCGGCCGGTCCGTACAGGCGTGCAGGCCGACGTCGTCGTTGAGATACCGGACGACCAGCAGCTCGACATCGGGAAGCGCCATCGGGTGCTCCCCTCGGCCTACTCGGGCTGTTCGGCGGGCTCCAGGACCGGTTGGGCCTTGGCGAGGGACACAGGCGCCTGCCCAGCCCCTTCGGCGGGGCGGCCGATCCCGGCCTTCACGAGGGCGGGTACCAGGTGATCCGGGACGTCCACGACGTCGCCGGGCCGGGCCTTCGGGTGGTCGCGCATCCAGAACGCGAGACGGAAGCGCATCAGTCGTCCCCTGCGGCGTCCAGAGCGTTGGTGAGGGTGAAGTGCGCCGGGTGGCCCGGCTCCCTCGTGCCGTGCTCGACGAAGATCGAGTGGTCGGTGTCGGAGACCACCAGCACGGACCCGTCCGGCCCGTCCTCGGCGTGGATGCTGTCCCGGTACTCACCGGTGTCCACGGGGGCGGTCTGCTTGGCCGCCTGCACGACCCGGTCCGCGCGACGGCGCATGTCCTCCCGGACCCCGGGCTGCCCCAGCAGGGCGGCGACGGCGGCCTCGTCCACCGAGACGTCGGTGATCCTCACCCGGCCACCACCTTCCCGACGACCTCGACGTGGTCGAGGACCGCCCCGGGGCCCTTCCAGACGAAGGGGTCGCCGTCCACCTCCAGCACAAGGCCGTTCCACTCCAGGCGGTCCTGGGCGGTGACGACCGTGCCGTTCGGGAGGTAGCAGTGGTAGGTGGTGACCGTCTGGTCGCGGGCGTCGGTGACCTCCACGGAGGATCCGCCCTGGACCACGCCGCGGACGGGGGAGCGGGCGGCGTTCGCCCAGTCCCGCTTCACGTTGCCGTACGGGTCGAGGACGGTGCCGGCGCGGACCACGACGACCGTGTCGGTAGCGAACGGGAGCACCGCTCACCCCCACACGATCGGGTACACCGGCAGGAGGCCCTCGGCCTGGAGCAGCGTGAGCATCTCGGGGGAAACCCGGGGAGTGCCGCTACCGACGACCGACAGGGCCCGCACCGTGTAGACGTCGCCGACGCGCATCTGGGAGACGTTGGCGTTGGCCCCCGTCTCGTCGCCCAGGTCGGCGACGTATTGGGCCTGGAGGCATGTCGCCTCCTTGAAGACCTCCAGCAGGTGCGGGTCGGTCGGCAGGCCCTCGTCGTCGTGGTCGTACACCG